TGTAATCAAAATCAGGATATATTTTCGACATCATCCACGGGACGAGTTTGCGCACCCACACCGCGACGGACATCCGGTTTTCTTTGTCTTGGAATGCCGGGTCGAGGCCGTCTTCGATCAGCTCTTCATATTCTTCGTAGGTTAGTGCGCGCGCTTCTGGTATGCCCTTAATGTCCATTTTCATCATCCTTTATGCATACGTAGTCACATCGTTCGTTAGCTTGACCTGAATCGCTGAGTTTATGGCGTCGTTCTGGTAGTACCCGGTGAATGGCAAATCGACATAAACTCCCTTCGGCCCATCAATCGCCGGGGCTTGCCGTCCGTACATCAATTCCGGTACGGTAATTTCGAGGATGTGCGCTCCGTTTGTCAATGTGATTTTAAGCGCCGATTCGGTTCCGGCAATCGCCTTTGCCAGCAACACTGCATCCTGGAACATGGCCTTAACCTTGCCTGTAACAGTGACATTGCCCTCTGCCAGTGCGCTTCTGGCTCCTGCACCGCCGATGCAGTACGTCGCACCATCAAGCCCAAAATCAACGTCAATCGTTACTTCTGTGCAGATTGCGATAGCGGCCCCGCCTTCGGTGATTGCCGCCTGGAAATTGCCGAACGGCGCATAAACGGCCGCGTCCATTGTAGAGTCAAATGACGTTATGGACAGCGTTTCCTTTGCGCCCATAACATCAATCGAAACGGTTAATTCACCGTCGCCACCGAACGAAAAACTCATTTTACTGACCTTGCAGCCGTTATACAGGAAATATTGTCCTACATCGGTGAATCCTTGTTCCAGCACCATCGAAGGTTGGGTGTTTCCAATTTTGTACGTGTGAACATACGGGCCGGACCCGGACGTTACCGGAGCACCAAACGCAGCTTTCAGCCAAAACCCGATATCTCTGACGGTCAGCGGGACAACCACGTTTCCGCTTACATCAATATTACCCAGGGACGGTTGAACCGGATCACGCCTGCCGATGATCGTAGCAGACGATACCAGGTTTTGTTTACCCGAAATGCTGGATTTGTGAATCGGCATTGTTTTTCCCGCAGGCGTGCCGGGAGTTGTCCCATACACGGTTTCAAAGTCGATCGCCAACCGGCCTTTACTGCCCATTGCCCATGTCATAATTTAAGCCCTCCTACAATGTGATATTGCCGCCGATCGCCACCGGCACATGGATCTCTATCGTCTGAATGCCCGGGAATACCGGCACGAAGGTTTCCCCGTCCAAGTCGTACTCAACACGGCTCGCCGGGCAATTCGTCGAAAACCCGGCCAGAATTGTCCAAATCATTTGCCCGAATGTGTCACTGTCATACAACCCGGTGTGCTCGATCACGTTGCCAGTGGTCGTTACCGTCGCGTTCTCGATGGCCCACGCCACATAAACCCGGTAAATATGTACAGATTGCTCCAGCCCTTCTTCTTTTGGCGATGGGAGCAGGACGATATGCGGCATTGAGTTTTCGTCTGGCGGGGTCCGTATGTCAATTCCGACATAAATTTTCGGAGCCTTGCCGTACTTCGTAGTGCACCACGCGCTGAGAGCCGTACTGGCAACCAAGCAATCCCGCATCTTCTGCAAAATTGCAGTTATCGTAATCGTCTGCATCAAATCACCTCTTTACCCTTGAGGGAGGTCCACCATTAATCAGGTATTCCTGTATTTTCTGCTCGAAGTATTTTGGAATCTTCAATTGCAAATATGCGTACATCGGGCCGAACGTAGGCCTTGCGGGGATGTCTATTTTCTGCTTGTCTCCGAGCTTAATGCCAGCGGCCATGTACATTCTGCGCATTCGCAGGCTAACTCCCGGCTGCGTGCCTTCTTCCATCCACCCGCCGAGTTTGGCCGCATATTCTGCGAGCCATCCTATAGTTGCCGAATTATCGTTGCCGTATAAATATTTGACGGCCTTATCCAGCCCACCTAAAATGCGCTTCTTCTGTTTCCACCGCGCTTTATATAGTCCGCCAACTTCAGTGGTCTTTTGTTTTTTCATCCTCGCGTGATAGGCAACCCCACCAGGAGCGCCCGACCGAATCCCTTTTTGGATTTCCTGCTGCATATACCATGCAGTGGATTTTATGAGTTTGCGCATCCATTCTTTACGGTGCTGCGCTACCCACAATAGCCACGGGTTAACATCGTCTTGCAGGACAACTTTCATTTCAACCGGCGCGTTCATCAGCGAAGCCTATGCGGGGCAACCGTTCCCACGCACTCGATGCGATGCGACACCGAATCAGATTCCAGCACCCGCACCACGTACCACGTTTTGCCCGCATGTATAATCGTGTCGGTGCCTGATGGATGAGGGACACTGGCGACCGGCACGCAAAACACGGCCCTGTTTGAAAATCCCGTAGTGTCAATGGTGTTGCCGTTTTGCAATGTAGCACCGATTTCTGGAATTACAGTGACGGTTGAGCCGTTGTATGTTGCGGCCTCGCCAAACTCGTTTAGGTTAAAAAAAATAGCCGCGTCTGCAGCCATTTGGGATTTGAGCGTCATCGCGGCACCTCCAAAAAAACGGGGCGAGTCTCCCCGCCCCATCCGTAATTAGCCGATTCGGACTTTGCCAACGGCAGTAGCCGATGCCTTAACCTCTGTCGCAAATCCTGCGAAATAACTAGCGGTGGACGTCTTGCTCAGATAGTTGTTGGTGTCGTCCCAGTAGAGCGGATCGCCGACAACCCACGCAACACCAGTTTCTGCGGTCATCTGGAATACGCCAGTAGCGGCGCACGCCACAATGTCACCGATAGCCCCTGCAGTCTGCGCAACGAGTACCCGACCCGCGCCGACAGTGGCGGCGGTACCCACGGGAACAACTTCACCGACAACGACGGCGGCTGTCAAAACAACGTCGATAACCTTGCCCTCGTTCAAAAACGTAGCTTGTTTAGCCATTTTTCATTTCCTCCTCAATTTTAGTAATGGGCCGCAGTTACGCGGCCCTATTCGTTACGCGGCCATATTTATCAGATCAGGCCCCGGCGTTTTTATACAGTCCACGGAAATCAAGAGCCTTGGCAGCAAATTCGAGCCTGACTTTGTACTCCCGCCCGCTGCGGGTCCAGCCTTCTTGTTCTTCGATGGTCGGGGTATCGTTGCCGTCGAGGAACGCGGTTTCGATGGTATCGCAATAACCCGGAGCCGAAGCGCCATACCATGCAGTTGCACTGGACGCGGACAGGATCGGGCTGGGAATAACGGTGAAAGCGTTCTGGAACGGGTTGATCGTGGAGTTTGATTTGGCAGGGTCAACAGAAGACGCGATCAGCTGCCGAGCAACAACTTCGATTTCGGACGGTACCAGCAGATATGCCATCTGAATGTTCAGCGGCTGAACTCCGAGCAGCCCTTTTTGTTTTGCCATAGCGGCCTTTGCAGCGCCCAGGCTTGCCACTGTCAGCGCGGCGGAAGTCCCTGCAAGGTTAACGTGGGTAGTAGCATAGAACAACGCCACGCCGTCAGCTAGAGCCGCATTGGTGGTCAGTATGGACATAACCGCAGCCTCGACAGTCAACCGAGCAGCTGCGCCCATTTTCTGCGGAATGTCGGTGAATGCGGACAGGTCGTCGTTGATAAGCGCTTCGCGAGTAATTGCGAAGATTTTTTCGTATTTACCCAAAGTGATGGACTCGCCCATGTCGCCCATCTGCGCAACCTTGGCTTCTCCGCCTTCGGGAACCTTGTCAAGCAGCGGGAACTCAGAGAACTGGACGCGCTTGGCGGCTTTATAATCACTGAGAACGCCGCGCTTAGTCCAGAGAGGATAACTAACAGGGGCCAGCGCATAACCAACGTTCAGCGATTTACTGGCAACGTTGGCGAGCAGGTTTGTGAAGTCGCCGGTGCCTTGACCGAACGCCTGCCGGAGCAGTGTTTCACGATCGCGAATCCGAATACCACCCTCGCGCTCTTGCATTTCGCGGCACAGTTCCATTAGGCTCATGCTGCGGAGTTCTTTTGCACCGTCAGCAGGCTTTTCAACCTTCAACCCGGCACGCATCGAAATTGCATCTTCGGCAGCGGCGCGGAACTTGTCGCGTTCGTCGGTTTTCACAACAAACTGAGTCGGCGCAGGTTTTGCTTTCAGCAGTTCCAGCGTTCGCAGCCCGGCCTGCTCGACGGTCAAACCGTCTTTAATCATGGGCGCGGCGTCAACGCCATGCTCCTTGCACAGATTACTGATAGCCTCCACGCGGCTTCTTTCCTGGGATAAAATTGCCGCTGCATCGACGGCGGGAATGTTGAGTTTTTCGTCCATTTTTCTGCCCTCCTGATTTATATTTGCTTCACTGCCGTCGGCAGGTATTGCTATGGTTATGGGTTCGGCTCCTGGTTCGTCCGCTGACCGGCCTACGCCAACGGTCGGGTCTGCGGGAATTGACACTATACTGATTTCAAATGGCACCCACCGGAGAGCCACCCAGCAAGGACCGGTGAACCGTCCCGAAGTGGATGATTTTCCAGCGGCG